ACGCCCGAAAAGACCCGCACCTATGAGGGCATGATCCGCACCATCGCGATGGCCGAGATCGGCAACAAGGAGCCGTTCGACTGCCCGGTGGAATTCGTGATGCGCGCCATCTTCCCGGTGCCCACGTCGTGGTCGAGCAAGAAGCGCCAGCGCGCGCTCACCGGCGAGATGAAGCCCGGCAAGAAGCCCGACCTCGATAACATCGCCAAGGCATGGAACGACGCCCTCAACGGGGTCGTGTATCGCGACGATTCCCTGATCTGCCGGATGACGCTGGAGAAGCGCTACGGGCCCCAGGCGCTCGTCGTGGTCACGGTGAGGGCCATGCCATGAACACCATCATTGACCGCAGTGCAAACCAGAAGCTGGTGCACATCGCCAAGCTGCGCGCCGAACTGTTCGACCTCGGCTACAGCCTGGTCACCACCGAATGGCTGCACGCGGTTTTCGACCAGATGACGGTCGAGCAAATGGAGCGTGTGACGAGAGAGGCCGCAAAATAGATGGCGCGAATTCGCTCAATCAAGCCGGACTTCTGGACCTCGGAACAGGTCATGGAGTGTTCGCCGATCGCTCGACTAATGTTCATCGGGATGTGGAATTTCGCCGACGATCACGGGCGGCTGCCTTGCTCACCGAAAACGATCAAAGCCCAGATTTTCCCAGCTGATGACATCGATGTCGCGAACGTTCGGAGAATGATCGACGAATTGTCGTCGAATGGTCTCATCAGGCTCTATGAGGTTGATGGCAAAGAGTTTTTACTTATAACCGGGTGGCATCACCAGAAGATAGACAAGCGGCAAGCAGCCAAATATCCGGACCCGCCACCGCTATCAGCAGAACAGTCGTCGAATGTTCGTCGAACGGTATCGACTGATCTAAGAGGATCGGAAGGGATCGGAGAGGAACGGAAACATTGTCCGGACGCCAAGGCGCCGCGGACCAAACAGGTTTACTCCGAAGAGTTCGAGACCAAGTTCTGGCAGCCATACCCACGCACGCCGACTATGTCGAAAAGCGAAGCGTGGAAGGCGTGGATGAAGCTCACCCCAGAGCAGCGGGTGGCATCCTGCCAAGCCATCGATCCGTACAGGCAGCATCTGCGATCAAAGCCAACTCTCGAAACCGTCCATGCCTGCCGATTCCTCTCGCAGCAACGCTTTGAGGGATTCGCAAATGGGACAGGGCAGCTACACCCAGTCAACATCAGGAGTAGCCTCGTATGAACAAGCCCCTGCCGTTCCCGCGACATGGCATTCCCGGCTATTACGCGCTGGCAGACCTGCCGCAGGGATCTCCGCTCAGCGAAGCTGTCAAAACCACGGGATGGCCAGAACTCGACGTCATTTTCAAAATATATCCGGGGCAATTTGTAGTCGTCACCGGCAACCCAGGCAGCGGCAAATCGACGTTCCTATTCAACCTGATCGTGAACCTCTGCTACACGCACGGAGCCAAGGCGTGGCTGTATGCGCCGGAAAACGAATTGAACCTGCTGCAGAAGATTGAGCGCATCTTCGGCGACAAGCCCAATGGCAGCCTGTTTGGACAATTCGCGCACACGCGCTGCTTCGTTCAATCCTCGAATTACATCCACTACAACGACGAACCCAGGGATATCGAATGGATCCTTGGCAATGCCTTTGCCGCCTACGAAAAGGACGGCATCAGCATCGCGATGATTGATCCATGGAACGAAATCGAGCGCGCACGGCAGAAGGACGAAAACCTGACGGATTACATCGGCCGCTGCCTGATGCGCGTGAAGATGTTTTCGAAGCAAACTGGCATCACCGTGTTCATGGTGGCGCATCCGACGAAGGCTGCGAACGGCCGCGACGTGACGCTGGCCGATATCGAGGGGTCGATGCACTGGTTTAACAAGTGCGACAATGGCCTGATCGTCAGGCATGAGGCCGGCTCGCCAGAAACCACCGTGATCAGCGCCAAGGTCCGCGAGCAGCCGTATGCCGGCAAGATCGGGCATTGCATCTTCCTCGTTGATCCCGATACCGGGCTTTTCAAGGAGCAACTCGGCGGAGGGCAAGCGCTATGAGCTATGCCGACGACCTCGTTCGCCAATGGGAATTGAATGATCCTCGTGACCGCTGGCGCCATACTGGCGAGCGGCCGCCTTCTGCGCATGCACAGAGCAAGGCGCTTGAGGGCTGGAAGCCGACGGAAGATCAGGAGCGGGATATCGATCGCATGCTGGTTTGCGATGTGTGTGGAGCAGATGCGTGTGCCGGATTTGGTGTCTCGCTTGACGCTGTGAAGATGGGAGACGTTGGCTCCTGGCGCTGCGCTGAGCACCATCCGCAGCGCCAACCTTCCTACACACGTGAAGAATGGGCGAAAATCAACGCCGATCAGATTTCACGTGAAACAGACCAGCCCATCATCGAGCGGGCTGCGGAATGACCGCCCAGATCAAGCTGCCGCCGAATCCAGCCGAGCTGATCGGGACCGTCCGCACGCTCCAGGATGCCGTCGAGGTGTTCCGGACGATGAAGGATCGGCTGGGCCTCACCAACGAGTTCATCGACGATGTCGGCGGGCTCACCAAGGGCCATGCGGACAAGTTGCTGGGTCGCAGCGAACAGAAGCGCATTGGCTATGACACGTTTGCGCTGTTGTCCGAGTTGTTCGCTATCGAGTTCAAGGTCTACGTGAATATCGATGCGGTAAAGCGGATGGAAAAGGTCTGGGAAGGCCGCGCGCGGCCGCTGTTCCCGAACGGGAAACCGGGCCGTGTCTCGAAGAAATTGCTGGAGATGGCCAAACCCCATGTTTTAAGGGATTTCGCAGCGCTGGGTGGAACCAAAAGGGCTGCTAGCTTACCGGCTAGGCTACGATCGAAAATGAGCCGCAAAGGCGGCAAATCACGGATGCGCAAGGTCACAAAAGCCGAACGATCCGTGATGAGCAGGAAGGGATGGGAAACACGGCGGATCAACGCGCTCGCCGCTCTCCAGACCACACCCGAGTGCGATCCCGCGTCACCACAATCGGATCTCGATTGCCGCATCGCGAGCATTTCAGCTTGAGCGGCTTATTGAGGAACACCGCGATCACGCCCTGATGCCGGCACTGTGGGCACCGCACCTGCAGCCTCGTGGGGTATTTTCGAATGCTTGCCATTTGCAGCGTTGAACCTCTTGATGCCGCGCTCAATCTCCTGACGCATTTGCCTCTTCGTTGGTTTGTGCAATGGCGATAAGCCCGCCAGATACCGCTCTTCCTGCTCTCGCATCTTGGCCACCAGATGCAGCCTGGCCGCTCCCAGCTTGATCCTTGCTTCGCGCAGCCACCGATTCGCTGTCTGCCTCGGTATCGAGGCCACCAGCATGATCTCGGGCACGCTGGCCAATTCCCCACGCTTGATGCGCAGCAGGATACGATCACGAAGCGGATGACGATGGCCCGGCATGCGTTCCAACATGGGGAACGTATCCATTTTGGACAACGCACCGTCATAGCCTCATGCCATTATGCTCTCAAAGAGAATAATATTGATATCATTGAGCTATTTCGTGGTGCGTTGTTGCCAGACGCCATTCCACGCCATCACATCGCGCGTCCACACGTGCGCGTTCCTTCCACAGCGAGCCCGCGAGCGAGGACCACGACGAAGGCGAATAGCCGAGGACGTACATGCAGCAGAACGATAAGCCAGCGGCTCAGCCTCCTTTCGCATCAGAGGCCGATCGACAGGCGTGGATGCAGGACTTTATCGCCTTCGGCATGGCAACCATCGACGAAGATGGCCGACACATCCAACTCTCCGATATGCTCAAGCCTGCAAAGCAGATGAAGCGGGTGAATTGAGCTCGTTGCTCACATGCACCAGCTAACTGAAATGTTCCATAATCTGGCAGTCCGGACACGCAGCCAGACCGCGCATTCCCTAGACAGGGGAATACGCATGCACGCTATCACATTGATATCACTGCACTATCCAATAGATACTGATATTGCTGTGTCAATCATGCGCCAGGTGGATAGCGGATGATCTCCCCAAATGCTGGCTCGCTGCCTGCAAAAGACCCGGCGGGGGTGGGGGTGGGGGGAAAACGAGGGCCCTCGTTGTATATCGACCTATCCCCCTGATTTCGCGGTCCTTTTTCAGGAACCTGTTGCATTTCAGTCACTGTGAATTTCTGAGTGGGCTTCCGGTGCGTTGTTGCTGCTAACCGTTATACGGACGGTGGCGCCATGGATTTTGCAGAAATTGAGCTTGGGCCGCGGATGCAGGCGCTATCGGAGCGCGAGCGGAAATTCGTGTGGTTTTACATCACGAACGAGGGTCCGCCGAACGGCGCGCAGGCGGCGCGGGACGCTGGGTATTCGGACAAGTCGGAGGCTGCGAAGGTATCGGCGCACGCGTTGTTGCATCGCGAGCGGGTGATCCTGGCGCTGGAGGAGGTTGGGAAGAAGGCGTTTCGTGGGTTGCTGGGGCCGGCGGTGAAGGCGGCGGCGCAGTTGATCCAGAACGAGAAGCACGTCGACCATTCGAAGGCGGTGTTCACGACGCTGGCGCGGCTGGGGCTCGGGGAGAAATCGTCGGTCGACGTCAATGTGAACGGCGAGGTCACGGTCAACCATACGGACCAGGCGCTGGAAGACTTGCGGACGCTGATCGGGCTCGGGGTGGCGCGGGAGAAGCTGGTCGAGATATTCGGGTTCTCGGGGCTTAGCCGGTACGAGAAGATGCTTTCCGAGCAGGAAGCTCGGTCGCCGAATCTGATCGAGGGTGAGGTGGTGTCGCGTGGCTGATGATGTCGAGTATGGCCCGGACCCGAACGACGTCCGCCGCCACGCCAAGCGGCTGTACACCAACGAGCAGTACCGGAAGAAATACCGTCGGCTCGATTATTACATGCCGAACCTAAAGCAGGAAGAGTTCCACAACCTGCGTGTCAGCGAGAAGATGCTGCGCGCCGGCAACCAGCAGGGTAAGACGCACGCGACCAGCGCCGAAGATGCGATGCACGCGATCGCGTTCTATCCCGATTGGTTCAAGGGCCGGAAATTCCTTGCGCCGCCGAAGATCGAGCGGCCGTATGAGTTTGTTGGCTGGTACGGCTGTACGACATCGGGGATGACCCGTGACGGCGTGCAGACCAAATTGCTCGGCGATCTCCGCGCTCCCGGCGGACTTGGCACGGGCGCGATCCCACTGGATAATATCGTCGGCCGTCCGACCATGGCGCGGGGCATTTCTGATTTCGTCGACACCATCAACATCCGGCGCGAGACCGGCGGTAAGGCCGTGTTCCGCGGCAAGACGTTCGAGATGGGTCGCGAGGCGTGGCAGGTCGAGGCGGTGGACCTGATCCACGGCGACGAGGATCCCGGCGACTTCGAGATTTACGAGGAGTGCCAGGCGCGGCTGACCACCACGGACGGGATGATCATCTGGTCCATGACGCCGGTGCTCGGCACCACGCCGGTGCGCAAGCATTTCAAGAACAAGACGGCCGGCACCGCTGAGATACTGATGACGATCTGGGATGCCGCGGTCTCGAAGCGCGGACATATTCCCGATGAGAACATCCCCGGGCTTATCGCCCGCGCCGGCCGCAAGGCTGCCACCCGCATCTTCGGTGGAGATGCGCAAGGGCAGGGCGCGGTGTTCGAGATCGAGGCGGAAAGCATCAAGCATACACTGGACCCGGCAGCAGTCCCGATTTACTGGCCGTGGTTGTGGGCGCTGGATTTCCGGCACTCCGGGCAGGATTCGGGAGGCCACCCGTTTGCCGCCGTGCTGCTGACCTGGGATCGCGACAACGACGTGATCTACGTGATGGACGCGATCCGGATGTTCGGCATGGCCGCGAACCATGTTGCGCGGATCAAGGAAAGCCCGATGCGCGACGCGCCGGTGGCATGGCCGCACGATGGCGGCACCGGGGCCGGGGTGATGACGAACGACACCATAGCCACGGTTTACAAGAAGCTGGGTCTTGCTATGCGCCCCACGCATGCAACGTTTGATGGCGGGGGCTACAATTTCGAGGCCGGTATTCAGATCATGGAAGAGCGTTTGGCCAGCAAGCGGCTGCGGGTGGCGGCGCACCTGTTCGACTGGTTTGATGAATATGGCGGCTACCACCGTGACGGCGGCAAGGTCGTCAAAGTCGATGACGACCTGATGAGCGCGACCAGGGTCGGCTGCATGGACCTGCGCTTCGCCAAGACGTTCCAGGACTTTCCCGCCATGCGCCGCGCACTCCAGGCGGACGTCATCGCCGCCGGCACCGACTTCGATGTCTTCTCCGGCGGTGCGTTGCTGCCATAGCCTCCCCGGCCCAGGTTCCCGTCGGCATCACGATCCCTGACGGAGAATTCCCCGATGACCAAAGCGCAGGACCAGAAAGACGAGCGGGAGGCGGCGCTGACCGCCGAGCGCGAGCGGCTCGCACGCGAATCCGCGGCCGAGATCGAGCGCAGCAATCAGGAGGCGATGACCGACCGGAAGCCGGCCGCGCGTGCGGACGAAGCGCCCCGGACCGATGCCGCCGCCCGCCTGCGCGCATTCGAGGACGAGGTGTTCGGCAAGGACGCGGTGCGCATCGGCGGCAAGATCGAGCGCGGCTACGGCTCGCCCTATGCCAACGTCACCGACGAGCAACGCC